CGGGTGGCTTCGCGCTGTTCGCGCAGCAGTGAGCGATACGCGCCCGTCTGCCGCTGGGCAATGCCGGTGATCGGCTCCAGCGTGGCGGCCATTTCGCCGAACGCCCTGCGCTCGGCCTCCAGCACCGCGATGCGTTCGCGCCGCGCCGTCTGGTCTTCCTCGATCTTGGCGATCACCTGCCCCAGCGCGTCGATCTGGTGCTGCATGCCCTGGCGCACGATCTCCTGTTCCTGCTGCGCCTGCCGCTCCAGCAGTTGCGTGCGCTGCATCAGCGCCCGCTCCAGTTCCGCCTGTTGCGTCTCCAGCGACCGCTTGAGTTGCAGTTCTTCGCGCAGAGCCGAGCGGTCGCGGTCTTCCTGCGTGATCGGTGCGCCGCCGGACAGAAGATCGCGGACGATGCCGGTCAGTTGCGTCAGGGTGATGATGCTCTGCGCCGCCACATTGGTAATGCGCACGATGCCGGCCACCAGTGCCTCGATGCCGTTGCGCAGTTCCGGCGAGGTCAGCAGTTCCGCCAGCGTCTGGAACTCATCCGACATATTGCCGGCCTCGTCCGTGAGGCCCGCCATCACACCCGAGCGCACCGTGGCCGTGAAGGCGCGCGTCACCTCGTCCCAGGTGTCCTTGAACTGTTCGGCCGCCCGGATCGCCTTTTCGTCCAGCACCAGCCCGAGTTCATCGGCGCGGCTGGTCAGCTTGGCGATGCCCTCGGCACCCTCCTCGAGCAGCTTGAGCATCTCGCTGCCGGCGGATCGCCCAAACAGCCGTGCCGCAGCCGCTGCCCGCTCCGCCGGGTCGGTGATGCCCGCGAACTCCTGCGCAATCGCCTGCAGTTGCTCGGTGGTGTTTAGATCTTTGAAGTTCAGCGACTCGGCAAACGCCTTCACTTGTGCGTTGTCGGACATCTGTCGCTGCAGGTACTGCACGCCCGTGGTCAGCGTCTGGAACTGCACGCCGGTCTGTGACGCGGCGAACTCCAGCCGCTGCAGGTCATCGGTGGCGATGCCGGTGCTGCGACTGAGCTTCCCGATCGCGTCCAGTGCATCCACGCTGCCGGTAATGAGCCGCTGCAGGCCCACGACCGACAGCGAGATGCCCAGCGCCGCAATAAACCCGCGCAGGCGGCTGATGCCCTGCCCGAGCTTCTCGGTGCCGGAGCCGGCCTCGGCGGTGTCGCGGCTGAAGTTGCGCGCCTTGACGCCGCTAGACGTGAACTCCAGCCCGAGCTTCTGCAGTTCCTCCCGGCTTAGTTTCGCCTCGCCGATGAGTTGCTTCGCATCGGCATTGAGCCGGATGCCGACGCTGACTTGCGGCCCTTTTCTAGCCATTTTCGCGCTCCCGCTCTTCCTGCATCCGTTTAAGCACTGCCGCTTCCATCACCCGCACCCGGTCCAGAAGATCCCTGGATGCGCCGCCGAACAGCGGCATCAATGCCATCAGTGCGGTGTAATCCAGCCCGATGGCGCCGCCCATTGGCGCCATCCGCCACTGGGTTGCCAGGCTGGCAAACAGTTGCACCGCGTCCCAGTTTTCCGGCCATACCTCACACACCTCCGGCTCGGGGCGCACGCCCGTCATCGCCTCGATATCGTCCGCCAGCTCGGAGCGACCGCCCTCGTACCACCAGAGGGCGGCCGCTTCTAGTTTTTTGCCGCGGCCTTCTTGCCCGCCTGGCTTTCAACGTAGGCCCGCATCAGCCCGCGCCGGAAGTAGGGCAGTTCGGTGAAGAACTCGATGTTGTCCGGGGTCTCCGGCAACGGCGAGCCGTCCTCGTCCTGCACATGCCCTTCCTGCCAGCCGATCCAGACCCTCCGGCACAACGCGATCTCGTCCACTTGCCCGGACAGGATCTCGTCGAGCACCTGCTTGGCCTCGTCGTCCACCGGAATCCTGAAACGCCCGGTGAACAGGTGCGGCTGGTGTTTCCCGTTGACCGGCACATCCACTGTGACCGGCCAGAGGAACTCGGTGACTGCCTGCGACTTCTTGAATGCCATCTCAGCGCACCTTAATCAGCAGTTCATCGTTGCCGGCGTCGGTCGGAAGCAAGCGCATCTGCGCCTGGATCGTCACGATACCTTGCGAGTCGCCTAGCACCGGCTGCACAAGCTGCACACGCGGCGCACTGATCTCGATAACTTTGCCCGCCTCGCTCGGCGTGTCCTCGCAAGGATCTTCCGCGCCATGCCGGATCGTCAGCGCCCCGGTGCCGTGGCAGGCGACCAGTGCATGGAAGTCGTAGTCATCCAACAGCGGCTCCTCGATGACGAAGCTGCCGGTGGGCCGGCGGTCGGTGATCTGCACCGACTCCTCGCCGATGACGTTGCGGTAGACGACCTCCTGCGCCAGATCAATCGAGAACTCGGTCAAGGTGCCCTCGTAGCTGTCGAAGCTGAAGTCGCCCGAGTGTGCGGCGTTGACGGCCTGCGGCTGTTTGAATGCGGCATAGGACACGCCGGCGATGGTTTCCACGTCGGTCGGTGCATCGCGCAGGCCGGTGAAGCGGAAGCTGAAGTAGGGCAGTTCGCCAGGCGTCATCTGGATCGACACCGAGCCGCGGCAGCCAAGGATCTTGTGCTGTACGCCGTCGTGCCAGTAGTACAGCGTCACCGATTCCTCGTTGGCGCTTACCGGCTTGTACTCGATCCAGTCGGACAGTTCCGGCTCGATCTGTTGCAGACCGCAGGCGCGCAGCAGTGGGCCATAGGCAGGCGCAACGGTGGCCGTGCCGCTGCCGGCCATTTCCACCCGGAAGCTGATGGCGGTGTGCGGGCCGGTGTGGAACATCTGGAAGTGCCCGTAGCTCGCGCGGTCGATCTCGCGCTCGGCAGTCGGTCCCTGCATCAGTTCGATGGTCAGGTCACGGGTCAGGATGGCATTGGCGGCGCCGGTCGGCACCGAGTCGTCGCCGTACTCGGTCTCGATCTTCGCCAGAAGGATCTTGTTGCGGAATTTGCGTGCCATGGTTCAGTCCTCGTCGTCGGTTGGGATTTCAGCCGGAGGATCGTCCGGCACAGGGGTTGGGGCGGCATCCTCCGGGATCGGGATCAGCTCGCCGTCTGGGGTTCGGGTGAATCGTCCGCCTTGGTTCATGGCAGGTACCTCATCCAGTAGGTGGTCAAAAAGGAGTCCTGCCAGATCAGCAGGTTCGCGTCGATGCCGGACAGCCGCGAACCGCCGCCGTACTCGGCGGGATCGCAGCACGGCGCCTGCCAGCCCATCAGCGCGTCATAGATCTTGCCGCGCACCTGACGCAACAGGTCGTCGCCGCCGAAGTGGGCGTCCGGGTCCGGCCAGTTGTGGATCAGCAGCACCACCGCGACATCCATCGCCACCTGGTGCTGTACGCCGTTGACCAGTTGATTCTCGTCCGGCGCGTCGGAGGCCAGCACCACATAGACGCTCGGGCTGATGATTTCGCCGGAGGCCAGCGCCGCCGACAGGTCCAGCGAGCCGCCCACGGTGGCCTCGGGGATCTGCTTGCGCAGCCGGTCGATCCAGTCTTGGATGTCAGGAAGTTTCATCGCGCGGCCTTCTCCATTTCCCAGTTCAGCAGGCGTTCTGCGGACTTGTTGAAACGCTCGATCATCTGTTCGCCGACGCGCTCCACGGTGCCCGGACTCGGCGACAGGTCCACGGTGGGCCGGACGATGGGCAGGTTGGGCGAACTGGTGCGCGGGCGGCCGTGCGTCCAGCGTTTTGCCGGCTTGATCTCGAGTGACACGCTGGAGCGCACGAAGATGTCCGTGTGCCCGGTATCCATCGTCGCCTCGAAGGCGCCCGGAAAGTCGTGCCGCCCAAACTTGTAGCCCGTGGCCGTCTTGACCGGCGCGCCGATGTACTTGGCAAGCATCGGGTTGGTGCCCGCCCAAACGCCCGCGCGCAGCTTGTTGCGGTTGGCGCGCCAGAGCTTCATGCGGCCCTTCAGATACTTTTGCGGAATCATGGCCTGCTTGGCGATGTCGCGCCGGATCTGCGTGTTGCCCCAGCGCACCGATTCGTTCATGGCGTTCGCCACTGCGGCCCGCGCACGCCCCGGCGCCTGGTCGAGCAGTTGCAGCGCTTGCCGCAAGTTGGTCTCGGTCAGGTTGACCTGGATGCCACCACTGCTGCGAATGACCGTCATTGCTGCGTCCCCAGTTCGAAGCGGATCTCGTCGTCACCCGGATCGGGCACCCGCGCAAGTCGGACGATGGGCCAGGAGCGCCCCTCGGCCTCGACGCGCCCACCGATCAGATTGTGCGTGCCGATGTCCTGCCGGCGCAGCGCCAGCATCGGCTGTGGCCGTGACAACGACTCACCGGCCGCCGATGTCTGCGCGGGCGAAATCCAGAAGATGGCGATAAGTTCTGCGTCGAAGCCGTCCGGGCCGCGCACTCGCAGCAATTCGCCGAAGTGGCGGAACACCACGCCATTCAGCCCCTCCAGTGCATTGCGCCAACTGTTCATAGCCGTCGCCCCTCAAAGACCGCGATCAGGCGGCGATGCTTGGGTGTGCGGTACTCGCTGCGCGGCGGCTCGATGATGCGCGCGCGGTAGTAGTCGCCCCACAGTGGCACCACCCACAGTTCGGCCAGATCCTCGAACAGCGTCTGCGCGGCGCTGTTGGCCTCGTCAAAGCTCAGCATGTCCCAGACCACCTCCAGCACGAACACCGGCTCCGGCTGCAGCACGCGCTGCCGGGTGGTGCCCTGCTCTGTTTCGTCCGCTTCGATGCCGTACTCCGGCGTGATCGTGCTGCGGCGGCTGATCCGGTCGGCGAGCGGGATCAGGAGTTCGCCGCCAAGCATCAGGTCGGCAAAGCCTGTTTCGACTGTGATCGCCAACTGCGTGTGCAGCGGCACGGCAAACGGGATGCCCGGCCGGTCGGGTCGCGCCCATTCGCCCTCAGCCGCCAGTAGTGCGAGCTGTGCCGCAAGGTCGAAGTCGAACGCCTCGCCCTCGCGGGTCAGCGAGATTGTGCCGAGCGGGACACTGATGCCCAGCGTGGCGGACAGCCCGAGCGTGATCGGCCCGCCTTCGCGGGTGTCGCCAACCGCCAGTGTGGCGCCGTAGATGCGCTCGATTGCGCTGTACTCGTAAATCGAAGAGGTGCCCTCATCAACGGCGATGTCCAGATCCGCGCCCAGCGACACGAACCACTTGGCCGCGCCCGGATAGAAGTCGTACTCGATGTCCAGGAACTGATCGCGCAGCCGCACGACCGCCGAATAGTCCTCATCGGCCAGCGTGCTGAACGCCACCCACTCGCTCCAGCGTTCGGTGTCGGTATCAACGCGGACGCGCCATTCGTAGTTCGCGCCCTGCGCCAGGCTGGTTGCCTCGTGACTGGTGCCGGCCAGCGTGAGCGAGCCTGTCAGCGTGCCCGCCCCCTGTTCGCGCCACTGCAACTGATAGCCGGACAGCCACGCATCGCGCAGGCGGACAACGGATGATGAATCGGGATCGACAAGCGTGGAGAACGTGTCA